GACCGGCTAGGACATAAAAAGCTTTAGCCGTGCGTTTCTTTTGAAGTAGAAACGCAAAGAACTTCGAGATTACATTCGTAGGAAACTCTTATCGACTGTAGAGTCTCCCCATTGTAATTTAAATTGGCCGGTTTTATAGCATTCCAGCAATGCTTTGCGCGTAAACATCTGTGGAAGACGTCCCAGTTCTTGGTATACGGCGCTTGAGAGTTTGTCAACATATTGAAAGGTTTCTTCGTCGTGTAATGCCAATTCTCGAATAGCTGTTTGGACATTGTCTATGGTTGCTCGTGCTATATCATCTCCACGCACCCAGTTGCACATCTCTAACACAACACCTAATTCCAAAGGCGCCACGTGTCTACCTAGGTAGGGCTCGTAACGGAAATGGCGTTTGAGGTATTTTATGTTATCAATGTCCACATAGGGTTGCAGATTTCCAGTCTTCTCAGCATCAGTGTAAGTTAGTCCCACTTGGGCGTACCCGCGTTGTAAAGCGAAGGAGTCCAAATTGGTTCCAGGTCTTACATTGATGTTTACGTCGTCTCCATAGCATACCATAGAACAATAGTCTTCAAAACATTGAGGTGGCAAATTGGTTTCCTTAGAGAAAGCATATCGTGTAGCCAGCTTAACTGCTAGACAATTGATGATAGTTGTCGCAGCATTGCCCGATGGTTGAGAGTGTGCCCATACATACAGGGTGTCATGTAGTAAATGGACAGAATTCACAATATCGAGCCATAAAACATAGCGAACGATTTCATGCTGAGTTTCGCCATTGAGCAAGTACCAGTTGTTAATTACGTCGTAGACGGCCCATAGTAAATCGGCAGAGAGGCTTCCATCGAAGTTCGAGAAATCACCGCTGGTCAAATTCTTCCCAAAATGAGTCAGTTTCACGTAGGTTTTCTCCCAATCAAAGGAATATGGATCAGTTCCCACACTAATTTCATTATGAATACGATTGTCCATAGCGTTCGCAACGAATGCCAAGAAATGTCTTCTAAACAAAATATTGTAGTCTACCGGTCCACATGCAAATGATCGAGTCTTACCTGCCGCAACTTTTTCTATTGGGCGTCTTTCGTCCTTAAGTGTATCGACCCAAACGGTTAACACTCTGCGTCCCTGAAGAGCTTCATTCTCACGGAATCGTACAGCTTGGCGCATTGACTCTGCAACATACTTGTCTTCATCCTTTCCCAACCAATCTTGCTTTCCGGGTTGTTTCGCGTACAAAACCCAAGGATACCCTGCAGACGATTGTCGGTCTAAACAACGAACCCGGTCGTCTCCATCAATGCCAAGAGCGGCTTCAGTTATGCTGTAAAGCAGCGGGCCATTCCATTTCTGTGAAACGGAAGGGGCTACAGCTTGTACACATTCGTGAAGCAAGTCATGGTCAATTAATGGAGTTTTTCCGGCGTTCTTGGATAGAGCGAGCAACATCGGATTTACAGGCATTCCTTGAACTTTCATCGGTTTTAAAGCGGAAGGCATTGTGGTCGGTACTGAAACTTGTCCATGTATCGATGAGGGTCGCAGCTTTGTCCCAGATGGAGATCCTAGAGGTGAGGTCGTCGCTAGAGGGTAAAATTGTCCCTCAATTGGAGTTGTTACATCTTCGGTTGTGACATTCCAGCACACTTGTGCTTGAACAGGAAATTTGTCCAGTCCAGTTTTAAGCAGTTCGTATGTAATACTAGTGCTATATGCAGTGCCAGGTGCCACAGCCCCGGCTACGTGAATGCCAATCAATTTGCCAGTAAGTGATGGTGCGTGGGCCACTAAAGGCGCTCCGCAATCACCGGGTTTAGTTTCGGCAGAATATTGGTAGTAATCACGAATCCAGATTTCTTCGTCCTTATGTTGGTATCTAAACTCGTCCAAATGATGTTCGGGTTTAGCGTAGGATTCCAAACGAGTAAGAATCATGTCTCGATGAGTCAAAAGCGTTACCTTGAAAGTTTCGTATTTAGTTTGATCTTTCGATTGGATAAAATGCTTATGAATATCAGGCATAACCATCATCGTTCTAGGAAAACATACGAGGACTAGGTCTTTGGGTTCATTGTCAGGTGTCTTTAAATCAACCGTTATCAATTCTTTCTTCGGGAAGTCATAAGTCAGAGTATTATTCTTCAAGGATGTAATATTCACTATATCGCCCATTGACTCGTAAACGTGTCGGACCATAAGGAAAATTCTACCCTTAACGAAAACGCCGAGACCAGATCTTTTGTGAATTTGTTGGTTCACGATGACTTCTGAAGAAACGACAAAAGTGTTTCCAGCTACTTTGCTATGTATGACTTGGTCTGCGTTGACATCAGTCAGCGCCTCTGCCTGAGGATCGGTCTCAGCCCTTGCGCGCCGCGATCTACGTGTTCGTACTTCCTCACTCTCAGACAAAGCAATGTCCATCATACCTAGTCCTTGAATGGCTGTCCTATTGAGGCCTGTCTTGGTCATAGTTCCGGGGTGACAATGCGTACAAATTTCATGCACCTTGCCATTCTCGTCTTCGTCGCAATGTACGCAGCAAATATGCTCTTTAGCGATATTGATCTTATTTCTCTCCACTGAATTGATTGTTGTGACCGCCATCTTCATCTTTTTGAAGAGATGACCGGGGTCAGATGATAAACATCCTTGGAGAGTAAGAGAACAGGGATTACATTCTTTGATTTCGCAGTTGTCCATCAAATCACGTAATGAATCGCAATAAACACATTTGGATTCTTTGCACATTACAAGTCCGGCTGTCGGTAGGGTATCTTTAGCAACTAAGGTCAATAAGTTGCACTTGTCACTCCACAAGCCTTCAGATTGTCCTTGAATGGGCTTGCATATCAAACCGATGACCGTTCGTACGTGGGGTTCATTTGATGGCACCACAGTTGTTCCATTCCCTGCTCGTACGCATGTCTTACACGAGACAGTGCATTTTGATCGAGTTTTGAAAATAGCACAATTCTCGCAACCAGCCCTGCAAAACGAAATCTTGTCGAATTTTTC